TGCTCGTTCTGCCAATGCTGATAAATTCAGTTTGCCTTCTTGAGCCTGCCTTACGGCCTCCATACCGGCACTAACTACAGCGCCTCCAACTGCCTTGGCAGCTCCAAGTTTTCCTCCTGTTACAAAGCCTGGAAGCGTTTCGCCAAACAACTTTGCATACCTACTTGCACGATCTTGTTCCGCGAAAGAAGCCCTTGCACGCTCCTCTGTGGTCATTGGGGTGACTGCTTCTTGAATCTTGCCTCCAAGGTAGCCTCCAATCAGTCCTGTCTGAACTGTTCCAACGCCAGGGGTAGCTCCAGTAGTGCCTAGCGCAGCAGCTCCTCCAATTGCCCCAGGAATTCCTCCTTGTTCGTATCCAAGTACTGCTCCAGTCACTGCGCCAACGGCACCGCCAATAAGAGGGACGCTTCCAGCAACCTCGCCAACCAAACCTCCAGCAGTAGGCCCAATAGCCTCTACAAAGCCCTGCTGTAACGCGCCTGTAGGGTTAGTCATCTCTGACTTATACTGATTCCATAGACCAGCAAGCACAGGAGTGCGTTCAGCGTCAAACTGTGTGCCAGGATTGATGTTGCCGGCAGCGACCTGCTGGTTGAAGTAGTCCCTGATCGAGGGATTCCTGGCCATCGTCCCGTAGATCGCATCGACCTCAGACTGAGTGATGCTTTCAGCTTGTGGCGAAACAGCCTTTAGGATGTCAGCAGCCAGTTCCTTTGGAGGAGGAGTGTTGTCGAGAGTTGCTCCAACTTCTTCAGGTGGACGACCTGCAAACTCAATCGGAGTCTCAAGCATCCCAACACGCTCGATTGGCATCTGTGCGCCGGCAGAGGCTTGTTGAGCCTGCGTTTCACGAATCCAATCAGCTAACGCTTTAGCGTCCTCCGTATTGCCGGCGGCATCTGCCTTTTCTAAAGCAGAAAAAAGCTCATCAATAGTAGCCATTAGCGGTACTTGTTAAGAAGTGACTGCCTCTCAGGCGTGCCAGAAATCTGGTTTGGAGCAACAGGACGAGTCTGCTGCGGAGCGCCACCCAGATTGTACATGTTTGGAACAGGAGTTCTGCCGGCCTGTTCAGCCTCTTTGATGCGCTTCAGCCTAATGGCGTCATCCAGCACATCCTGCTCACTCTTCTTCTTGTAACCAGCTTGGAGCTTTGTAAGAACCTGTTGATAGGATTCTCCTGGCTTCACTGTTATACCGGCCACTTCAAACCCAACAGGAGCCTTGGATTGCAATGAGCGAGCATTTTGCTGCCATGCTGCATTCAGTTCCTTCCTGTCAGCGTCTGCGAGTTCAACCTTTTGAACCAACCTAGCCCAACTAAGAAGTTCCTGTGGGCCAGCCTTCATTACATCAGGAGCGCCTTTATCCAGACGAGCACCCTCTTTTTCAGATAGCGATCCCTTCAATCCAGCGGCTTTTGCAATCCACTCTTTGGTTGCGTATGGCTGAATGCTTGCCCGCAAGTTTTGTGCCCTTGTAGTGTCTCCAGAAATTGAAGAAAAAAAGTTTTGAAAAGAGGCTTCGACTCCAGACTTAAACTCCTTTGGATTCTGTTCAGCAAATTTTAGCAATTCATTAACAGAATCAGTAACCCCAGCAACATTCATTCTTGCTGTAACCGCTTCATCTGTAAGCGCATTGATGTCTGACTGTTGCTTTTCAGAAATTTTTTCTCCACCGGGGACCAGTTTTGCAAGTTCTGTTTTCGTTTCAGCTTGAGACTTTTCCACTCCAACAATTGATGTTAGTGCCTGTGGATTAAAAATCCCAAGAAGTTCAAGAGCAGAAGCCTTTGCAATGTTAATGCCTGCTTGACCTGTTTTTGGATCAAGAAGTTTTGCTTGAACATTTGCAGCATCAGCGATTGCTTTAACCTCTGGATTTTTGCCCATGCTATTTTGAATAGCGGCAGCAAATGTTGAGTATGTGTTCTTTGCTCCTTCAATATCGCCAGCTTTAAGCTGATTTGCAGCACTAATTAAAGTTGTTTCTGTTGCTTTTTGAATTTGCTTTGGGGCCATTTCAAAGCCTTGCAATATCTGCTTTGCTGATTCTGGTTTAAACAATGCAAGCTCATTGACAACAGGAAGAATTTCAGACATTGGAGCATCAACAGGAAGCGATGTTAGGCGTCCAAACAATTCGCTTTGCTTTGCCTGCGCTACAGCCTGCTGCTCCATTTGGCGCACACGATCCTGCTGTGCCTGCTCAAATGTGAGTTTTCCTTGCCGCAATGCTTCTGCGGAGGCTGCTGTTGCCTGTCCAATTTGGCCGATTCTAGCCTGTTCAGCCTGAATCTGAAGCGGCTGCATCTGCTGCTGAAATGCCGCATTCTGCTGCTGAATAGCTGCCTGCTGTTCAGCAAGCTGACTCTGCTGCTGAAGCCCTTTAAGCTGCTGGATGCCAAGCAGGCTCTGGAGGAAGTTCTGAGCCGGAGGCTGCGGGATATTAACTGTGTAGTCGTAAGGTCCGGCCATATTAATCAACGTCTAGTCCTGAGGTTATCATTCCAACTTGGCCGGCACCCGGATTGTAGCCACCAAATCCTCCCCCGCCTTGGAGTGCATTCAACAGCATGTAGTTTTGAACGCCTCCACCAATAGCACTGCTAACTCCACCAAGTCCCTGAGCAAACGCATTTGCAGCACCAATCTGACCAGCAGCCTGTGCCTGTCCTTGACCAACCATCAAGTTGCCAATGTTTTGAGCAGCGTTCTGCTGTGCTGCTGCTGTGCCGGCAGCAGAAGCCTGACCAACGCCGAGTAGGTTCTGAGCGGAACCAGATCCAAGGCTTGTAAGTCCAGCCAGTTTGCCGTACTGGGCCTCGATGAGTTGGTTTAACAGGTTTGGCCTAAACTGAGCCAAGGCGCCCTGTACGTTGCCACCTCGAAGCCCACCAGTGGCAGAGGCATTTTGTAAGATGCCCTGCTCGCCCTGTTTGGCAAGCTCCTGAAACAATGGTCCCTGCTCGATGCCTTGGATCGCTTGACGCTGCCGTTCTGCGCCAAGTTGAGCATAGCTCTGATCCTGAAGGATCGGCTGCATCAATGCTTCACGTTCCGCGTAAGCCTTAGACTCAATGTCTCGAATGCCAGCTTGAGTCTGATTTTGAAACTGAGCCAACAGACCAGCTTGAATGTCTTTTCTTGATGCTCCTTTTGGTGTGGGAGCCTTTTTGTAATCTGCTGACTTCTGAAACGCCTTTAACTCTAAATCTCTCTGGCGCTGGTAATCTGCAATGTTGGTTTTTGTAACATCAGCAATATTAGTAAACTGAGGAGACTGTTGAAGCTGATAGAGAGCACGTTGACGATCTGCTTCACCACCAAGACCAATCAGAGCCTGCATTCCTTGCAGTGCCCCAGGCCCAGCTTGAACATACGGCTGAGTAAGTCCCGGTTGACCAGCTTGAATGTAAGGAGAGAGAAGCTCGCGAATGGCGTCAAACTGACGGCGCTGCTCATCAATAGCCTTCCCTTGCGACTTGGCCTGTGTGTCTGCGGCAGACTTTGCAGCTTTAGATGCCTTGTTTGATCCAAAAATTGAAGCTCCAGCACCTAAAAGTGCAGCTCCACCAGTTAAGATTCCACCAGTTGGATCAGGCATAAAATTCGGTTTTGTAATCGTTAAAGGTTTCTCCGTATAGCCTTAACACATCGCCAGAAAGTTCAGTTGCCCTTTTAACTCCATGACATGCCTGAACAGCGATCATGCAAAGGTCATAGTAACCGGCTCTCCAAGCAAATGACATTTCGTTAGCCTGTCCTGCACGCTCAACAGCATCACTTCCTTGCCACTTAAGGATGCTCAGAGCCACTACTGGAAGCAGTGTTGTAGAGTTCGCAGCAAAGAATGGATTGAGCGGCATTGCCACAAGCGTGTTCCAGATGCACTTGTCTAAGTCATTTCTGTAGACAACGTCCCCGTCTGCAACGTCATCGAACACTTGAAATACATCGAACACCATCAGCAACCACTCCACGGCAGACGGAGGCAACTGGAAGTGTTCTTCCAGATTCCGTTTCAGCCATGTAGTGTTACTAGCCACTAGGTAATCTCCCTCCCAGAGGCGGTGAACGTCAGTGCAGAAGCAGTTCCTGCCAGCGTCGAAATGAACCCACCGGCCTCAAGCACCTGACCAACCAACTCAGGGCACAGGTAAGTCTCGCCGGGCACAATCGAGCGAGTCTTCACTACCAAGTTCGAGTTGCCAGCAGAACCACCAGACACGATCAGGTTGACGCTCAACGTCACATTGGCTGTGTTCGTATTGGTCACAGTCGCCTTGTCGATGATTGTCTTGCAGTTGACAGCGGTGTACTGCGCAGTCTGAGAGTTCTCAAGCTGCTTAGGCGGGATGATGTTTTTGACTGTAACAGCCATAGTTAGGAAATGTTGTCGGTAACAGTGAGAATCACTGAAGGGATGCCAGGATGTGGTGCGCTGGCTGCCGAGGCCAATATCTGGCAAGAGGTGTCATCTGTGCTCCAAGTCAACTCGAAGTAATCTCCGGCGTTGAGTTGCAACACGAAATTCCACGCGGCAACTGTCTCTGCGTTGTTGCCTTGAATGCGAATCTGCGTTGCAGAGTCTGGAATGTCAATTCCATTCACCCTAACCCAAATAAAGACAAGACCAACTCCGCCCGATATTTTATCAAGCTGAGCAGAGAACTGAAAGTTGTAGATGCCCTCTGTATCAATGTAGATCCGGCTGTTTGGCGTGCCAGTGTAGACACCAAAAGACAGGTCCGTTGCGTTCAGCGTCATCGGATACGCCGTATTGATGGCAGCAGCAGTCTGAGTAACTGTGCTATGAAACGCACCATAGCGTTTCCTGCGTACTTCATTGATGACTGGCGGCAAAATATCAGTTTGCGCAACAATTTGTGTAGTTGGCGGGGCAATATCCGAAACAGTGCTGACTTCGACGCTTCGAGGAGCCAGCGCAAGCAGCTCTACTGCGTCAGCCAATCTGGTGATAGCGGACAGTGCCTGAACAGCCTTAGAATCGGCGTTCTGTGCGTTTACAGAGACCTCCTCAACTATTGAGGTGCTGTCATTGAGGCTGGATGGGATGAGAGCGAAAAGCTGCTCGAAAGCCCGAATTGCCCGTTGAGATGGCAGGAACTCAGCCAGCTCATTCCGAGTGATCTTGAATGGCCCCTCGATCATACCACAAGTGGTTCGACTCTGGCTTCCAGTCGGGCCACAGTCAACTGAGCGTCACTTGTGCCCCTAAACTTCTGCGCTCTCCACTGACGCATACGGCCCTGTTGCAGCCAAGATAGTCTCTTGCCACGCACACCAGTCATGCCAGCCTTGCAAACTCGTTCCTGACTCCAGGTCACACCATCCTCTGTGTACGAAGTCCAGATACTTGGGTCAGCGCCAAAAATTGAGTTGCCAGTCAGCGAGACAAGTTCCAGTTCGTGGAACAATAGCCCCCTGCTCTCGTTGTACAGGATGATCGTCGCAAACTCCCAGCCATTCAAGATGCCCCAGTGAGACGAGAGCGAGTCAGACAGATAACCAAACGCAGTACTTGCTGGGTCACCCACATTCCAGCGGTTGTACGCCCAGACTAGGTTCTTTGCACGATACTGACTGTTCCCAACAAGACTGGTTGCCAATGTGAACCAGACTGGAGCGCCGGCGCCAGTGGTCGCTGCCGCGTCAAACACGAGCGTCTGATTGGGTAGATGGATATACAGGTGTCTGTATCCCTTGTCTACACGGGCCTCGACAAGAACATTGGACAACTCTTCCTCTGTAAATTCAGTAAGCAGTTGGTCAATCTCTCTAGTTGCAATCCTTTCTGCATTGCTGCCAGAGATGAGCCAGACAGAAGGGGCCTCGTTCCGGGCGCCACCAATAAACGCGATGGATTCCATGAAGTTGCAGCAGGCATGAGTGCCGATTGCACCGCGCTGAACCTGGGCGCCCTCCACGCGCTGAAACGGGAACAACTGCCCCCCCACGTTGTCAAAGACTTCGATGGTGTGCCTGTTGAGCGCATAGACCTCGTTGCGGACCTTGAGCAGCGCAAGAACAGGGTCAGGATCAGCTTCAGCAGAACCGTACTTGAGCGGATTGACCGAGAATGGGTTATTGAGTTCCGTCACAATCAGGAACTCTCCGTCGGTGGTCATGAAGTACCCGTCCACCCAGACAACATCGACGACAGTGCCGAGGTCAGGATCGGTGACCTGTTGCAGCCCAGTGCTTGGACGATACAAGAACAAATTGCCACCAGAGGCGATAGCCAAGTATTCGAAGGAATAGTCAAAGGTAACCTGACCAGTGCCCCCTACGTCCCCTATGACAGTCACGACGTTCGCACTAGACATTGACACCAACTTGGTGCCCATCACGCGATACAGAATCCCTTGCCACTCGATGGCGCCACGGTCAATGCCGGGACCAGTGCCAAGGCTTACAATCCCGTCTGCTGGGCGCAAGTATGCCTTGGAGATCCCAGTCTCAAATATGACTGGAACCATGTTGCGTGGATACTCCACGCGGAAGTCCCCAGCGGTGCTCGTGTAAATGCCGTTGAGGATCGGGATTTGCATTACTTACAGTTCCAGCGTTTCAAAGATGCAGCCTTCCGAGTAGGATTACCCTTCTCATCTTTCATAGGACCAGGCATCCCGCTCATGCGAGCGCAGAAAGACTTCTTACGCCCTTCATCTGCCTTGGTCTTGGGATTAGGAGCAGGAGCCTTGAGGTTCGAGCCAGTCTCTTTGTTGTACTTTGCCCTGCCCTTGGCGGTCAGCCCTGCGCCCTTTGACACTGGCAACTTCTCGCCCTTCTTTACAGAGAGATTGACTTGTTTCTTGCTCATTGTGGGTGAACTTGTTGTTCGAGAGCTGAAATACGTTGAGCCAGAGCGTCAAGCTGGGCAGATAGCCCGGTTACTTGGCCTACACCGTGACTATGCGATGCAGCGGCAAAGTCTGCTGCGCTGGAAGTCAGAATATCTCCACAACCCACAAGATCCAAAGGAGTGTGCTGATGGTCGATTAGAGCCGCACCAATCGATGTGGGAGTGATAGCGTCAGGCTGACCAGCAGCATGGGTAGCCGCGTGAGGTGCTGCAATGGCGAGGATCTTGCGTACAAGACCAGTCTTGAGCTTGGTCCAGAGTGAACCAGTGGAAGCGTCGATCGCTAGTTCCCTAACTGCTACGTCTGACGGACTTGGGGCAGATCCGTCGTTTACTTTGTTATTCAACAGAATCGTTGGCATGGATTTCATGTAGCACTAACTCAAAGCAAATCAAGCCGCCGGATTGGACAGCGGCTTAAAATGCGTGAGTGTTACTCAGGAGGATTGGCAGCGTCGTAGGCTGCTTGTGCGCCAGCCTGCGAACTGTAGTACGTTGAGTTGTATGCCCAACTGCCGTTATATGCGCCTTGGCCGGTGTACTCATTCACGCCAGTATTGGCTACCAGCCATGCCTGATATGCGCTTTCTTGCGCAGCAGCTTCTGCCGCCCGTGCTTCAGCCTCAGAAACGTACGCAGTCTGGTTGTACGCCCACTTGCCGTTATTTGGATTATTGAAATCCACAAATTGATTTACCCCACTATTGTTTGAGAGCCAAGTGATATAGGCACTTTCTAAAACATACGCATCAAATGCGGCTTCAGCCTCTGCCAAGGTCATGTATGGTTGACCAACAAATGCATAGCGTCCGTTGTACCAACCTCCAGCAGTGTATTGCTGAATGGTGGTGCTGTTGTACATGAGAAACTGATTGAACGAGATCTGTCCCTCTGCTGGAGAAAGGTCAAAATCCGGCGGTGTAATGGTTCCGTTTACAGTTCCGTTGTTTATGGACAAAATTCCAAACGTCGCATTGCCAGTAACAGTTGCGCCTGCCTTGTTTTCGGCATTGCCTTCAAACACTGCGTTGCCAATCACTGTCCCGCTGTTTGCGGAACCATCTTGAAACGTGACGTTTCCGGTCACGGCGCCAAAGTTTTCTGAGCCGGCGCCAAAAGTGGCGTCACATGCGATTGAGATATTTGGATTCATAATAAAAAGAAAAAAGAGCAGGGATGGCCGGTGTTTAGCCGGCCACCCCCGCAGTTGTGTTAGCGATTAAACGCCACGCCATTGAGCGTGATGATACCTGTTGTGCCGCTAACGCCACAGGTCAAGTTAGCCGAAGGATTTGCCACCGAGGTCAACGTCAGGTCATTCGACCCAATGTTGATGCTCTGCGGCTGCGTCCAAGTATCCAGGTCGGCAGACCCGGAACTGAGCAGCGTTACGTCAGTGGTTCCGTCTGGAAGCTGCGTTGCTGCCTGAGTACGGGCGCTATCACCATACCAGTTAGCAAGCGTGCTCCAATCGTTTCCAGAGCTGGCGTAGAAGTAGGCGCCGATCACGGGAGTGGTGTTGCCTCCACCACCCCCGCCATTAAAACCCGAGAACGTGCCTCCGTCCAAGGTGCTGTTCTCAGTGAGAATCACACCCGAATCGGTAGGAACCGAACCAGCACCAATCAGGCCGCCAGTGATGTTCACGTTGTTTGCATGCTGCGCAGACATCGTGCCCAGGCCAGCAATTGAGCCTTCTGCACTGGTGAGGCGAGAGTCAAGGTTCTGACCTTCGAGAGTCGAAACCCGGTCACTCACGTCTTCGATGTCGCTTTCAAGCGAGCCCTGAGCAGAACTAACAGCCGAACTGATCTTGCTGTCCACTTCAGCGGACGAATCAACGCTCAGGTTGGTGCGTGCAGAAGCAGCATCAGCGAGGTCGCTCAGGTTCGCGGATTTCTTGGCAGACGCATCAGCACCAGACTGCGCGGTTGCGGCAGCCGAAACGGCGCTATCCGCAGTGGACTGTGCAGCTTCAGCAGCGGACTGTGCCGTTGCGGCAGCAGATACTGCGCTATCAGCGGTGCCTTGAGCAGCGTCGGCTGCACTCTGGGCGGCTACAACGTCTGTCTGAAGAGTGTCAATTTCGCCTTCAGCAGTCGAAAGACGGGAGTCAAGGTTCTGACCTTCCAGCGTGGTAACACGGGAAGAAACAGCAGCAATGCTAGATGCCAGTGCGGTTGCAACGTCTGAGCCAGCGGCCAGAGCGTCAGCAATTTCCTTCAGGGTGTCGAGCGTAGCAGGACTCCCATTGATCAAGGCCGCGATGGCGGCGTCGGTGTAGGCGTCGGAAGCACTTTTGGAGGTGCTGATCTTGCTGTCAACTTCTGCGCTGCTGTCAACACTAAGGTTGGTACGCGCAGTCGAAACACTGGCAAGATCACTCAGGTTGGAAGCGATCTTCAAGGAAGCGTCTGCACCAGACTGAGCAGCAGCGGCTGCCGTCGTCAGCGTGTCAAGAGCGTCCTGAAGCCCAGTGACATCGGAGATGACATGGGTGTGAACCGCACGGGCAAATGCGGACGCGCTCTCAAAGCTGAGAATCGTACCGTCATTCTTTTTGATGAACAGCTTGCCATCGGCAGTGTTCAGAGCGATTTGGCGCAGAGGCAACTCTGCGGACGTTGGGACAACGCCAGCCGTGGCGCTGTATTTAAGTAGGAACTGGTTAGCCATATTGGTTTTTGTTTACTGCGTTTGTCCGGGGGAAAGTTAGACCTGAGGAGGAAGAAATGAGCCGTCTGGCTGCTGAATCCATCCGATGTCACAAAAAATATCCGTCACATTCAGTAAGCTAGTTCCGGCAGAAGGCGTGTATGGAGTAACTCCATCCCAACGGATGAGGTTTAACACAACCTTTGTTAAATCATCTAAAATTGCGTATCTCATTGATTAAAAATAAGTTGTTACAACAACAATGCCATCTGCTCCATTGCCACCTGCGCCAGAGTTTCCAACGGAATCAAGCCCCGCGCCGCCGCCGCCGCCTGCACCCCCGTAAGTTCCTCCATTCCCGCCATTGCCAGCATTGCCAGTGACGCTCGAACCGCCACCTCCGCCTGCGCTGCCACTAGCAGCAAAACCTGCTGCGACGTTTGGAGCAGATGCGCCGTTGCCCCCAATTGCTCCTCCATTTGCAGTTCCACCGCTAAACCAAGATCCAAGACAAGTTCCTCCCGTGCTCCCTGTAAATCCAACCGTTGCAGCAGCAGGGAGCCCTCCTCCTGCGCCTCCTCCTGCGCCTGAAATATTTACATTTGATCCACCAGTAAGTGTTCCTGCCCCTGCGCCGCCCGCTGATCCGTTGGCGCCCTGAAACATGGCGCGGGCACTTGAACCTGCCCCTGCCGGACCACTTGCATTGGTAGCGGCTCCAGCGCCTCCTCCTCCCGTCACTTGTATCCACGTTCCAAACGAAGAGTTGCCTCCAGTAACCCCGATGTTTCCGTTTGTGCTATTAGCAGTTACAGAAGCACCGCCGGTCCCTCCAATGCCAACAGTAACAGTTTCTGTTGCGCCAAGCAGTGCAGCAGAAATGTTGCGAAAAGAATATGATCCGCCGCCCCCGCCGCCCCCGCCTGAGGCTTGAGTTCCAACGCCAGCCTTGCGCCCAGATCCACCGCCGCCGCCGGCAGAGATTACCACTACATCCACAGCAACCGCCCCAGCGGGCTTGGTCCAGGTCCCGCTTGAAGTAAATGTCTGAACAACCGTTGCCGCTGGCACACCTAAAGCGGTTCTCGCAGCAGCGTTGTTGGCTGCCTGCATGAAAGAGTCAATGTCTGCTGAAACCGTGAGATTTGGCATGGCTAGGGTCGGATGTAGATTGAGGTGCCGTCAGGGCGCCGGAACTGAGATGTCCCATCGGGACGCAGGTAAGTGAATGTAACGACAGGAGGCACTGCGCCAGCCGTTGCAGGAGTCTTGGACCGGCGCCTTGACAGGAAGCGGATCATTACAGCCCGATGCCTTGGATGATGTGAAGCGAACCAGGACCAGCAGGAGAGATGAACGAAACCGTGTCATCGTCTTGATCCTTGCCAATAGACACCTGTGAGCCAACCAGCACAGGATATCCGGCAGTGGTCGCGGGGGCGCCGCTTTGAGCGGTCCCAACGCGAACGTAAACAACGGTGGATCCGAGGTTGGTGAACACAACGGACTCAGAGGTGAATCCAAGTGTGACAGAAGCAGAGGTCACATCTGGCGTAACCGTGACGCCAAGGTTGTAAGCAGGTTGAAAAGCAAGGCCCATAAATTTAGTAGTTATCCAACACGATACCAATTGCTCAGAATTGGTTCAAACTTCATCAGGAAGAAGCCGTTTGCAGCCAGTGACGTAGGCGCCCCAATCACGTTTGCGCCGTTGCCATTCACAGTAAGCGTCCCAACAGACTGGGTGCAGTTTACAAGGACTTCCTGGCCTTCCTTCACGTTAACCAAAGCAGGCATCGTAATTGTGCCGGTGGCAAAGCCTGCTGTAGGAGTGATAATGAGCCACGCACTGGCGCTTTCAGTGCCAATAGCAACCGTCCAGCCAGTCGCAGAGGGAGCAAAGTATTGAATAGTCTTGTCCCCAAGAATGCCATCTCCACCGCCAAACTCCTCTGTGGCGTTGATGATGTAGTCGTAAACGGACTGGGCGAGAACCCGGTAGTCCTGTCCATTGACGTTTACGGCAAAGTTTGTCGATGCCGTGACCGTGTCGATTAGTGAAAGGCGTTCAATGGACATGCTAGGAGTTCCTGAATAGGATTTGACCGTTGGGCTGTACTTGTACTGGATCTAAATTCGGTACGTCTACAAATACACGCTCTGTGCGCTTGTATCCAGCCCCAAGTGGCAAGGTTTTATCGTACTGCAACTGAATCGGTGCAGCAGCTTGAATCAAAAGCTGGTCATACGTCAGTTTGGCATTCGTTTTTGTGTCAGGAGACAACGATTTGCCGTAAGAAGGTGCCAAACGAACCGCCAGATTGAGCACCAGAGCCTCGTTGGCCTGCATGGGCGTATCAACCTCTTGGTCGATGTTGCTGTTTTCAGGACTAATCGGCAGAGGATAGCCAATGCGGATATTTTTGAGATACCAAGAGGCCACCATCAAGTCGAGGCGCCTTAGTGCGCTCTCAAACTGATCTGCCGTCAGATCAAAGACGTAAGATGCAAGGCCCATCTCCTCAAAAGCCTGCTCAATGATCTGTTTCTTGGTGTAGCCCATTTTATTTAGCCAGTGCTTCGTCGATTAACTGCGCGATTTTCTTATCAGAAAACCTGCCATCAAACTTAATCCCAAGTTCAGTAGCTTTTTGCTCAAGCTCTTGACGAGTAGGGGGTGCAGTATCATCTGATTCTTTAGCTTCTGCAACTGGAACTGTCTCTTTGGACTCAATAGCCTCTGTAAGAGACCAAAACCAGCCTTCTTTGAGCTTAGCTTGTAGTTCTTCAGCGTTGTTTACGCCTTCAAAATCGTATGTTCCACCTGCACCTAAATGCTTGCCGGGAACCCTGTAAACCAAAGCAGGAAACTCAGTCATTTCTTGAGCTTTCCAACGGGTTTACCTGCGTCTTTCTTTGCCTTGCGAGCTGTGCTCAGAGCAATAGCAATGGCCTGTTTCTGTGGCCGGCCAGCCTTAACCTCTTTGCTGATATTGCTAGAGATTGTTTTTGGGGAATAACCTTTTTTCAGTGGCATACAGATTGAATACACAAAAGGGAGGGTAGAGTCAACTACCCTCCCCAGTGTGATTAAGGACTAAGCCTTAGGGAATCTGACCAAACAGGATGATCCCGCTCATCTCAGGCTGCTTGTTGACGACACCGAAGATCGTATCGAGGCGATAGCGAGTCTTCATGGTGTTGATGTCGTATTGCTTCTGCATGACCAGTTCAATGCCCTGATCGGTGGAAGCACGCATCACGTTGGCGCCGGCGTCCGAAGGCACTGCGTAGCGACCCGGGAGGATCTCGATCGCATCCTTCTGCCAGAAGCAGTTGATCGGAGCTGCAGCAGTGTTAAGGAACACAATGGCGCTGTTAGAGGCCTTCGTGTTAACAACGCAGTTCTGGTACTCAGTCGAAGCTGGGGACGCGACCTGGTTGGACACGATACCGGGCGAGATCACCATCTGAGTGCCATTGGTGATGCTGATGACCCGGAAGGTCTTCAACTGACCAGTGTCCTGCTTGGTGATGTGATGCACAGCGTTCACAGCAGCAATAGTGAAACAGTCACCAGCGGCGACGTTAGTCGTGCTGCTGACAGTCACCGTCTGGTAACGGTTGTCCACGTTGAGACGCTCAGAAGTCGTCGGAGACGAGGTCACCGCCTTAGGCACCTGATAGTTCACGGCAGCGTCACGAGTATCAATCGTGATACCAGAACCAGCCGCCACGCCGATACGATTGGCGTAGTCGAGCTTGAAGGTGTCGAAACTCGCAACCTGGCCGATGTAGGCGCGGTCATAAGCGGTCAACGCCTTAGGTGTCAGGGTCTGACGACCTGCGAGGTTGCTCGCCATGCCGTTGTAGTCGCGGGTGGACAGCGCCAAGTAACGCGAATCGAAGTTCACGCCCTGCTCGTTGAAGATGGCTTCGCACTGGGCGACGTCATCAAAACCCGAAGCAGCCGAGAGACGCTTCACAACGAGCGTACCCTGGGCGGAGGCCACGTTCATCACGGCGACGTTGATGTCGGACGCGAGCTTCTGCTTGGCCGAGTCACCGAGGCGCTGTTCCTGAAGGGCGTCACGCAGTTCAGTGGCCGTCATGATCCACGGCACAGACTTGTTGAAGCCAATCGTCGCAGGGACGGAGAGCTGGGTGTAATCGAAGAAGTTCGAGGTCATATCAGTGCCCGAGTACGAGCGGCTGATATAAGGCTGCGGCCTCCAGATGGTGTTGTTGGTGCGCTCCATCATCGTCTGATCCGTGGTGTAGATCGAG